TGGACTAAATCTCTCGTTAAAGCTGTTGAATCGCCCATTTCTCTTCACCGCCACATCAATTTGAATAGATATGTGACGTATATTGTCACTTTGTGACGCTTTACGCAAGTTTTCTACAGAATTGTATGAATTACGCAATTACAGAAAAGATTAGGGTCTGAAGGTTGGCCTAGCTTTTACATTTGCGAACCAGATGGAGTCGCAAATGGAAATCCGTACCAACAAGTATTTGGTGGCCCTGCCAGATTTGTCAGGGCCAGCCTTTAGAGGTAAGTTATTATATTTCGGGTTATAAATTAGGGCCTATTTTGTAACTCCCTTATTTTACCTCAGCAGCAAGCGAGGTTAGGAATTAGCCCCTATTTTGTAACTCCCTCTTTTGTCTCGGCATAAAGTATGGTTAGGGATTAGGGGCTATTTTGTAACTCGTTAGCGGTTGACTTGGATTCTGCCAGATAGGCCGGTCATATTGAGTATAGCTGTGCGCTCTGCTGCCATGATGACTGCGTCGGCCTTGTCGGTGGATCGCCCCAGGCGGCGGATCAGTTCTTGTTTACTCTCAATCATGATGCCGCTGGCTTTGAGTTGGTACGTTGGTGAGCATAGCTCTGCTTTGAGCTGCTGGTCTCGGGGCAGTGAAACGTTGAATCCGTTGGCTGGGTTCAGTATGTCTCTGAACTGCCACCACAGCTGTGCCCTCTTGTTACCAAACTTCAGCGTCCCGGACCAATCTGTCTCATCCTTTGCGCTCTCGGCCACATTTATGGGTACTACTCTGCTATGGATATACATCTTCAAAATATCCACCACACTTGCCCCAATCCCGATAACGTCAGTATGAACCGGGCAGGGAGAGATGCCGAGTAGCTCAATGACCTTGGCTGCTACCGTCTGTCCATCAGGGACCTCATGACCCGGCCACTGTTGTAGCTCATGGTAGTGCCAATCCTCCCGGCAGGCTAGAACTGTGGAGTCTCTACCTCCTCTCGAAGGATCAAGTCCAGCACTCACTATCTTGAGCGGGTTGAATAGCCTTTCCTCCCAGCGGTTCTGGGCCTCCTCTACCCAATCGCTTGGTATTACCTGCCACTCATTGTCTTCCTTGCCAGCGGTGAAGTCACCAAACAGCATCTGCTCACGCAGTGGTGAGGGAAGTGCTTGTAGCTCACGGAGATATTCCTTGCCCAGATACTTGTTGTCGCCCACCTTGGCGGGGATGAAGGTATAGCTCTTTGGATATAGCCACTCATCGTCATCAGAGTGGGGGCTTAGGTTCTTAACGGGGTCTCCGGCATCTACAGGGGTGCGTTTCCCGGCCGTGGTTAGATACCAGCGCAGCTCACCAGGTCCAGCGGGGTTGGCATGGTTGGGGTCTAGCCACGCATCGAACATCTCAGTGAGCCAGAACCCTTCTGAGTTAACTGGAGGGTTGGAGCATAGTAGCGTGCGGGTACGCTGTCCTGGGGTTGTTGTCCTCACCCAGCCTTGTAAGAATTCAACTTGTGATCTGAGCATGTTGGCGGCTTCGTCAATCACCAATAGGTCTCTGGGTCTCCCCTGAAATTTCATCTCATCGCCCATGTTCTTGGTTGAGCCTAAGACTATCTTGCGCTTGATGCCATCCCACGGTGGTATCTTCCACTCACCTGACTGGCCAGAGTAACCAGAGCGTGTAGGGTCCACCAGCTCAGCTATGTGATCCAATACACCGCCTAGCTGCTTGGCTTCTCGCCTGATGTAGAGTATTTCCCGGTGCTGGCATAGAGCTAGTCCTACGGCAAGGCTAGACTTCCCACCGCCAGCAGCACCCCCATAGAGTGTGATGTCAGCATCGGACCAGTAGGCCTCTGTTTGCGGGCCGGGTTGGGGCCTCCACGGTACTGACTTAGTGTACTGCTGAAGTTGTGCCTTCGTTATTGTCACTAGACTCCTCAGACTGGTAGATAGCTTCTACGACTTCGCGTGAGAGTGTAGTGGTGTCGATAGTTACCTGCTGGTCTAGTGTCATATCGAGAGTCTTCGGTGCGTATCCTGACATGCGCTGGATAGTCCCAACGAAGTCTTCAGTGAGTGCCTTCTCCATTAGACTGTCTGCATCACCCTTTAACTCCAGCTTCTCCAGCGCCCTATCAAACATTGACCGGACCCTAGGTGCAAAGTCTTTTCCACCCGCCTTTCTACCCATATACTTAACCCCTTAGTTGGTTGTTTTTTATACAATTCTTGTTTGAATTGGTTACTTATTGATCACATTACGACAGTTGGTGGTCTTTGTCTTGTTCTTTTCATCAGTGGCCGGTGTGGTAGGTCTAGTCCTACAGGTTCTCCGAAGTCCACTTCTCCGTCGGAATCATTAAATTTCTCATGGAATAGTACGTCTTCAGAGAAGTTCTCTACTAACCCATAGTGGCTTGGGTCGAAGGCCGATAGGTGATCGGATCTAATGAGTCCGTCCCACCTAGGGATCGTGAGGTGTCGCTTTGAGCCTTCTAACATCTCGACTATGGCAATCACGGTCTTGCCTCGTTTAGCCATCACCAGTGTCTCGCTCTGTACTGTCCACTGTGTGTGGTCCTCTGCATCAAAGTTCTCTGCCTTACTCCCCAGCTCAAGCTCTCTGCATAATGAGTTCAGTGTGTGTGCTGCCTTGCGTCTAGCGATTAGGTGTGTGCTCATGTTGGGGGTAGTTGCTTCTCTTTGTGCCAACCACATGAGTTGCACACTGTGACTATACGATCATTGACTTCATCTGTATCGGTCTGGCAGTTACACTGCGGGCACTCTGCACCATTTGCTAGTCGGCTGAAATTGTTGTCATACTTATTCTCGACTCTCCTTTGTCTGACCTTTCCTTCACTCATGCCTTTAAGCCTGCCGCTATTTTCTCTTCCTCGATCTTATCATAGGTTGGGGGATGAGGCTCTACGCCTCGCTAAACCATAATACCCAGAGGCACACTATTTCTTCTTGGCTCTGATAGACCTCCAGTGCGCCGTCCAGGCCGGCCGTATGTACCCAGCACCGGTTCGGGTTTGATGTGTGTGGTTCTACAACGCTGATGTCCTGTGTTAGAAGGTAGACAGTTCCTTCTCGCGTCCGTACCGGGATGATCGGCATAGGTGATAGGACTACCTCCTCCTCTTCATCTGCCTCTTTGACACCACTCATCACGCATTCCGCATTGCATCGTGCTGCATCCAGCTTGAGGCTGCAAATATGTCTGGGTACTTATCCCGCATGAACTCCCAAACGTGACAGCCCTCATACTTGCGACAGAGGAAGTCTAGCGATACCTCCATAAGATCGTACTGGCCGTGTCTCACTTCGTGCTTGACAATGATTCCGCGCCACTCACTGTTGCTTTGAGAGCCTCGGTAGTCTTCATCGTGCAGGTAACAAGCCCCAGCTACCAGCCCTCTTATGCGCGATCCGTTGTTCAGGAACCGTTGGCCGGTCATTAGGGTCTGTTGGTGACCCATCGTAAAGCTGAATCCAATGTTCTTTAATCTCGTATCTATCGACTGACCACCATACGGTCTTCCACTCTGCGGGTTAGCGAAGTAGTGCGAATAGGCTACGCCATCAATCGTTACCACATCGAGAAATGGATACACTTGCCAGCCGAAATCCTCATAGCCCAAGTCCATCACACCCATTACGCCATCCAATTCCGCCTGCGAATCTATCGCTCGCTGGATTCGATACTCGTGGTTACCCAAGGTCATGTGCATTTCGGGCCTGTATTTCTTCTCGTGCTGTCTTACTTGCTTTTCATTGTAATCATTCATCGGCTTGAGGAGCCGCATCATAGCCGTTCTACCGGCATCCACATCTCTAATATACCTGCGGCCTTCAAACTGCCGCTTGCCCCTATCAAAGCTGGACAGCGCCTCCATATCGGCAAAGTCTCCAATGCAAACAATAACGTCTGGCTTTTGCTCTACAATGTATTCGCCTATCCATGTTAAGTGGTCTTGAGGCGAGTCGGGCGTTACCTGACAATCGGGTATTACAATGTGGGTTCTCATTGTCTTCTCTCTAGCCTCTTGATTCCTTTGCGGGCCACCTTAATTGCGCGCTTTACCCACTCAA